CCAATACCAAGCTGTGCTCCATCAAGGCTCGAATCCATCGCAGCACCAAAACTACTGCCAGCTGGTCCTTGGATAATATTTGATAATGTGTAATAAGGTTGTTGCGTAATTGTGTACACATCTTGTGCTATAGTTTGACCACCAGTAAAGATAATCTTAAGATTAGCACTGTCTAGTGTATAATCAAGATAAGGTATAAACACACGATTTGAATTTGTTACCAATAATGATTCAGCAGCATTTGCTACGTCTGGAGTAAAGCTAGTAGTAATGGTACTAGTATTTGATACATTATAAAGTACATTAGCGTACAATCCAGAATCAACATTGTTGATATAGATGTTAGCCGCTATATTGCCCGAGGTAAACCCAGTCAATGTAGAAACTATTAAGTTAGCACCCCAACTAGATCCAACAAATGTGTTTCCAGCTGATAATACTGTAGCTATTGCTCCTGTAACAGGGTAAGAAATATAGTCACCCGCAAAAACACTGATATTTGAGCTAAGGCGTATAGTATTACGATCATTAATTGCTATTGTTTGTTGCTGTGATGAAACATGCGTATTCAACCCGTAGACGTAAACGCGATCAGTATTAACTGTAGAATTACCAGGTGCGCCTACATATAGCCAAGTACCATATTGGTCAAGGGAAATACTAGATCCAAATCTCTCACCAGCTACTGCAAGGTTAGACCATAAGATCTGCGGTCTACTAAAGTCGGTAGTGCCATTGACCCTAGTGTAAACATAAACCATACCTATATTACCATAACTACCTGGAGCACCAACCGCCACTTTATCAATGGCTTGATCAATGCAAGTACCAAATTCTCGCATGGTCACTACTGCATTACCGGATTCTGGTCTTAGGGTAAATCCATTGACAAATTCACCTGCATAGTTTTTATCAAATGTATTAACTCGACCTGTGGTCTCTTCTGTGCCACCACTGTAATAAGGCGTTGAATTAGCAAATGGACTACCCACTGTGGCTAATAATCCATCATAACTTAATTTTACACTGGTACCAAAGCCATCGTTGGCTTTGTATTCTGTGCTAGATTTGATTAAAGTTTGATCATAGTTCCATGGTTCCGTTTTCTCATATACTTTCCACCCACCATTTGATGTAATATACTGTTGTCCTTGGACTATGTCTGTGGCTGCGTCTTCATCGATCCAGATTTTCTCTCCAATGCGCCATCTGTGTAAAGGATTTTCAAGTCCATAGACTCTAGAATCTTCCATGTATCTGAATCTCAAACTGTTTAGCACAAACAATACCCCATATCCAGTCAAGGTATTTAGATCATTTAAATTGTTAGCTGAGCCTTGATATCTCACAGTGATCCTGTTGAGATCCAACACAGTAAACACCTGGTAAAATCCGTTAAAATTGTCATCAAATCCACGTATTAAAAAAATATCATTTTCTACCAATCCATGTGGTGTATTCATGGTCCAGGTGATGAATCCATCCAGGGCATTGGTTAGTGTTGTGGCGTAATTATCTGTTTCAGACACCCTGAACACATTCCAATTGCCATCAAAATCTTTGGCACACCAGATAGTATATCCACTGCCCATGTCAGCCAATTGGTTGTTCAATTCGTTGTAGTTTGCTAGATCATATATGGTAGTTGATACATCTTCGAGATTGACATATCCTGCTGTCAATATGTCATTATCATAATCACTGTGATCATCTCGATCAAGGGCGATGTTTCCATTGAATGCATCAGTGGATCTATACAATTGAGATTTATTGAAGACACTGATACCATCACCTAGATTGCTGTCACCAACATCAACAAATTCTGCCAGTGCGGGGTTTACTGAAAACGTTTTTTCATCTAGAGCAATTTCTATATATGGATTAGAATTAAGTGCGCCATACTCGCCAGTACGCACTGCCCATTCTTCATACAGGCTTATATTACCTGACAAATTGTTAAATCCTGCTTTGGTCAATGCATCTACAGCATTGATCGATCCTTTTTGCTTGATATAGCCCTTATACAGTTCGATCTGTGTGATATCGCTGACTCCTAGATCACTCAGATACTGCCTTGGTTTAAATCCAATCAATCCATGGCTGTAGGCCAATTGATCATTGTCTCTTAGCGTGCCATAGCTGTCATAGAAACTCTGTGATTCCACTGCGATAGTAGAGAAATTGTTCAACAGACCGGTTTTTATTTCTGTAGATGACAACTGTTTCCAAGATGAAAATAAGAAATCTGTAGATCCAGGCACATTATCAAGGGCTACATAGTATTGATCTTTAAATTCTACCAATTCTCCTTTTAGATAATCTTTACCTGGTAACCATGTTTGCACAGTTTTACTATTATAGATAAATCCAGGAGCACTAAGACTGCCATCCCAGTTGTCAGTTTTTTGACCAATTAATTTTAATCGGAACTGTCTGTTACCTAGTTCTGGCTTGTAGATCACATCATTGAACACTGTGATGTTATCAAATGTTAACACATGTTCAAACTGCACCAGATCTAATTCGACCAGACCCAGTACATTATCATCAGTCAAAGTCACTTTAAATCCTGTAGGACTGCGCAAGATCTGATATCCTGTATTTTTGATCAGATTAAAATTTTGATCTACTATCTTGCTGCCCTGTTGACTGTCAGCTATTTCGTCTACTATATTACCTACTGTGGTCAATGTGATACTGTTAGTAACTGGACTCATCACCAGTATACTACCTGTTCTCCAACCCTGCTGTGTCCAAAATAGAAATTCTTTGACTGACAATTTAAAATTACGTGTTTCTCCTAGATCACCATCTCTGTCATTGAAGGTAAATCCCTGGGCTAATAAAAATCTCTCATAGCTGACAAGAAAATCAACCACCTGTTGGGTGCTTTTGAATTCAAATCCATATGGTATGTTAAGTTTAATTTTTTGATAGTCGTTAAACACAGTGCCGGAACTGTTTAGCACAGTTATCTTAAAACCGTTGTTGTTGACCACACTTGGTATGATAGTAAAATAAGGATTGTTGAGATTATATCCTCTGACCGTAAATCCATTGGTTGTTTTTTCAACAATCACAGCACTGTAGGTAACTTTGTCTACTGGTGTTGATTTATACAATACCACATCATAATTTTCTTCTGGGATCATGATGCTGGCATTGGTGCTGGTTGGACTGCTTTGTTCTGCTAGGATCTGTAGATATTTCTTATCGCTAAATCCAGCCATCTTATAGGCCAGTTTAACATTGTAATTTTTTAGCATAGTGCTGATCTTGGTGCTGGGATTTATACCCAGGTATCTAAGATAATCTGCGATCCAGTTTAGATATCCCGCACTCCTATGCACTGCGCCCAAGGTAGAATCCCCGTTATAGGTCACGTCAGTTTGTTTCAGATGATGATTATTCTGTGTCAGATATTGTGCCAGTTCATGATTATATTGTATTCTATAGGTATCAATAAACTGACCAAAGTACATAGCTGGTTTGGCTACCGCCACTGCTTGTTGCACTGCAAATGCAAATTCACTGCTGGTATACCAAGCCCATTCAACTGGTCCTAACTGACCAACGGCCCATGCTGTGGCAGCATATTTCCCGTTAGTGGCAGTGGCAATTACCTGTGCTGGACTCAGTAAAAATCCATTTTCATCCACTGGTATTACTTGGCTCAGTCCTGGGCGGCGGTAATTTGGATCTATACCTACACCAGCACCTAGATCCTGGGTAGATCTTGTTCCATCACGTATGAGACCCGCTTCTAAATCATCCCATAGCAGTTTGTTACCACCTGTGTAAGGAGCTGGACCATAGAATCCTTCCCACCAATTTGGCTTTGTGGTGAATCCCAACATTTCCCAAGGACGAGTATGTGGATATATGGTGTCATAAAAATATTGATACACAGCACGCCAGCTGCCTGTCATAAATTCACTGTCTATGCGATCTGTAAATCTTGAATAGTTCCAAGTAAATGCGTCATTGCTAAGGAAGTCATCATTTGATGTGTAATCTGGTATCCTATTGTTTCCAACCCAAGTTAAGAAATTTTTGCTGAGGATATTCCAAAATTCATTGTAGCTGTATCCAGTGTCTCTAAATTTGCCTGGCAGCACTGTGTATATGTTCTGATATGCACCAGTGTCTGCTAATTTTATATTATTGTAGATGCGTTTTTCTAGTTCCAGCAAGAAGTCATCTCTATAGTCATTGAAAGCTGGAGTTATACTGCCGTCGTGACCACGTACCACATTAATGGTAGTTCTATATGTGTCATCTGATATTTTTTCTGGTTTAAATTTAGGATAGGTGCCTAATTTGCTTGGAGTTTCCGGTACATAGCAACCATCAGTATTGGCGTATTCCACAATGCTGATAACATCATCAACTGCCAAGGTAATCACATTGTCATTAAATGTAATCGCTGGCCTAGCTGTATCAAATGTGTAGTCAATTCCTAATATCAACTGTTGATCATTCAAGTAGACCAATACTGCCTGATTACTCAGAGTCTCTGATGAAAACACTGTGGTAATTTCCCAACTGAGTACAAATGGATCAAATACTGTATAGGTTATGGTATTTTTCAGTGTACCATATGGTATCATGTCACTGAAGAACCACGGTGACGCGGGCGTTTTATTAAGATTGATCTGTGTTATAATCAAATCTACGCTGGCGATCGGATCATCCGGATCTATCCCTGGCAAGCTTGCGCTTAGTTCAAGGAATTTATTTTTAAATTTGGTATATTCTCTTTGTGCAAATTTTATAGCATCAACTAAGTTGGCCTGGGGATCTAGTAAAAATAACTGTGCATAGGGCAACGGTGCACTGTGTTGCAGTATAGTACCACCTTGTGCTTTGATTTCAATATCTCTAAGATTACATGATCCTAATACATCACCCTCAAGATTAGTACTGTTGCGACTAAGTTCTACCACGTGATTGCGGATCTGACCCAAAGTAAGATCTGTGATATTAATATTTTGTGCATTGAGATCTAAATTCAGTGGGATTTCATAGTAACCATTGACACTAACTTGTGAGCTGTAAACTTCTACATCAATGATGTCGCCTGCAATCAGTGTGGCTGATAAACTTAATTTATTATCATTGGTCAAGGTCCACTGCGTTTGTTTAAGATATACTTTGTTGCGATAAACCTTAACATAAGGAATGGTATTCGTAGATCCATGTACGTTTTGTGTGGTGGGAGTGATTCCCAAACTAAATGGACTATTTTCCCCATCATATTCAAATGTCAACAATTGATACTGTCGACTGGGTTCTATCACAGTACGCCAGGTATTTTTATCATCGGTGATCGTACGATCAACTATGGTCTGTAAAAAACCAATACTTATATTCTTGATAAATGTGTCTTGGCCAATCACATATTCAAAAATATCTGTGTTAAAATAATTTGAGAAAAGTATGTCACCTTGACTTTGAAAACTTCTATAGCTTAATGGAAATCCTAACACTGCATCATCTGTACCTAATGTATTTCTTTGATAGCCAAAAACTCTAGTGCCAACGAATGTACTGCGAGGATAATAATCTGTATTAGATAAACTTATACCATTTTCATCATATACGTCAAATAGTGGATCTTGTTGCAGAGCTGTTTTTTGCTGGGCTTCTACCCATTGTGATCCATTATACCACCAAGCACTGCCTTTGTACTCGCCTAATCTAACTACCACAGAATCCCATTCGTCTGCGTCACCATCATCAGTTATGGTTAAATTAATATGTTTAGCACCTGCAGGTCTGCCGAGAATATCAACTTCATACTGCACAAACGTGATCACAAAAATTTTATCTCTGACCAATGGATCTTCGTCTGCAGCAAACAGCACACGCATGCCATCAAATAGGGTGACACCAAACGCACCATCACCTATGAAATTTACCGTGTCAGCTGTGCCAACTAAAACTCCATCATAAAAAACTTGTGCAGGAAACACTGCTGTGTTATAGGTTATAGCTCCACCATCATCTACTAACTGTCCTTCGAGTTGGTTAAATGCATCAGTGATATTAGTATCTAAGATATCAATATACTTTTTGCCAATACGTCCGTGATTGAATAGCTGTAGATCACCTTCGAACTGCACGATAGGTCGCTGGGCACGCAGTTTCTGATCTAGTATCAGCACATCATCATTATATTCTGCGGCAGCCTTGATCACATCCACATGATACCAACAATTATTGCGAGACCAAGCATTTAAGTCTAATGCATCTCGTTTGATAGTGATATAGTCAGGAAACACTGTTTCAGCAAATGCATCATAAACAGTAGTTCCACTTGTTATTCCGTTACCTGTAACTGTCATACCTTTTGTGATAGCATCTACAGAATTCAGCGTGGTAATTTTAATCGCTCCCAGCGCTGTTTCCTTGTTAGTTTCGATGGTAAAACTTCCTACTGTTATCACGGTACCACCAGGAATTATAGCATTAGTTGCGAGGCTTAATACTATCTGTTGTTCGGGGTAATTAGTAGCTAGTTCATCATTATATGGTTCGGGCTTCACTAATAGGTCAGTATCAACTAACCTAATACTATCACCAACGTTTTCTACGATGTAGGTATTATTCTGATATGCCGCAGGAGTAACATCAGTATCAAATTGTATTTTTAATCCACTGGTAAATTCAATACCGTTGGGACTGGTATAGTTGACTTGACCCAAAATATCATCTTCAACATTGATGTTGAATGCGTTGAAATCCACGATCTTGATCTTGTTATAGATATCACCTCTGGTGCCATCTTGAATATATAGGATATCTGCGGTACTGGTTATCAGCGGCATGCGTTCAAAAAATCCAGTAAATTCCCTATAGAATTCTTGATTGGCATTGACCAACCCATATCTGATATATACTTTTTTCTCTAGGGCCACATTTTGGAAAGGATAAGCATTGATCAAGAAATCATCGCCGGAGGGGATTAGTTGGACTTTCCAAATACCATATCGCTCACCGTCGGGCACCACACTGCCTATGTCATAGGTTATAGATATACTGTCAGTTTCACCTGCCACTGTCCAAGCTTCTTCGCCAACGTTTGTAAGGAGATTTTGATCAACAAAGATCACTGTTTTACCATCTAGAGATCCGGCAAGTCCAGCATAAGCGGGATAGTCAGCTAAAAAATCACCCAGCAATCTATTTTGAATATTTGAAAATGCTAAAGGAACAGCATAGTCTACACTTGCTACCAATTCCATAGCAAGAAAACGATCTTGTGCATCTTTTTGCGGTATATGAAATACTATATCGCCAGACGTAGCACCGTTATTTTCTACACCTAAGACATCTCTACTGCTGATAGTTGGGATTGCATTTAATCGGCCGTCAACACCTAGTTCTGACTGTATCCAGAAACCCGCTGATTGATTGACGGTGAATGTATATGTTCCACCACGAGCTAGTATCAGTGTATTATTTTTTATGCCACCTACTGAATAATCATAGACGTTTTGATTATCGTTGCGTGTGACCAGGAATGTCTTGACCAGTTCTACACCGCTGGTATTGACCTGTACGCTGGCTGGACCATTTGGTAGCCAATAGTATTGTCCAAAATTTACAAATTTATCAAAACTTATCCTAGGATCGTAGGTGTAATATTCGCCAGCAAATAGTCTACTGTGATCATTGATCAATCCACCATAGTATTTGATCTTATCTAAAAAATCAATGTAGCTGGCAAAAAAAGTAGTGTCACCATCGATATTTTCAATCACAGTGCTGGGTTCAAGCTGATAATTTTGCCTGTCATCAGATGATTCAGTGATATAGCTATCAGCCTGTGCGAATGTTGGCGCAAACTTGCGACCAATATATCCATAAAGATTTTTTAGTTCTGGTTCACTGATCAACTGATCAAGTGTAGCACTTAGGAACTTGTCATTGACATCAGTTCTAAAAACTTCAGGTAATAAATTTATACTTTTTCTTGCAGCCATTTATCTCTTCTCTTTAATGTTATGCAGTTATTGTTTGATTAAGTTGTGCAGATGTGATCGCATTAATAATCTGTACATTATCCACAGTTGCGGAACTTACAATAATTTCATTGTACTCCGCATTGATCTGCAGCAGGCTACCAAATGCTTCATTAGTACTGGTTGGCACTATGGTCACGCTAGCAATGTTAGGGGCCAGTACGCTGTGTAGATAAGCAGACAGTTCACTAAAATAAAAGGTTTCACCAAAGTCCCAGTTGGCAATATCAAAGTATGTGTTGATCGCGGCTATCACTGAAGTTTTGACATCATTGTCACTGACTACCACGCTGGAATTTTTAACTACCTTGAATGTGGCCCTTAGTGCAGGTTCAGCTTTATCACCAAACACTGGTTTAAACTTCGCAGGATTGTAGATGATGGTGTCACTGATGCTTTTGTATTTTTCTAGGCTACTGTAGTCTACTCCCAATACTTCAGGTGTAGGTGCTGAAGGTTCTAACACTGTGTTTGTACTGTCCTGTACCCAGGCTAGGTAGTCTGTGGCATAGGTCTTGGTCAGGATAAACAGATCAACGATATTATTAGGACTTGGATCAATCCTACGATTGTTTGGACTGCTGTGCCTGTATTGGAAGTATAAATCTTGGCGACCAATTTTTGCAGTATACCCGGTGACCGTATTAAGAGTATAACTTGCACCATTCACAGTCAATCGATAAAAAGTATCAGTAGGGCTGATATAAAACAACTGACCATCTTGGTACAGTGTAATTTCAAGCTGTGCTGCTGTGAGAGTCTCATAAACACTGACCACTAAACTGGAGCTGACTGGAGTTTGTGTCACAAAATTATCATAGCCAAAGGTGTTTTGAAAGTATACATATTTTTCACTAGTGTTAGTATCTGGGCTGACCAACAACTCAAATAATTCTGGATTATCAGGGATCCCATCATCGTTGCTATCAGGGAAAGTTACCAATACCTTATTGGAGTTGGTGTAGCCATCTACTTCAACTATGTTATCATAGATATGCCAAATGTAGTCTAATGCTAACGATTCGTTGTCATCTGGATTAGTGTTGATTTTTAAAATCTTGACCTGATCCTTGATCACAAATCCAGTGCGTGGATCAAAAATTTTCACTCGATCATCAAAATAGAAATTAGTTTCCCTCACGCTCTCAAACATGTATTTTAATCCACGATTATACACTGTGTAGGTCTGGCCCACTGCTTGGAAACGGATTAACCAACTACTGTCCAGTTCCCCTGCACTGGTATTTCCTGAATAGACAAGGCTGAATTTGCCTGTGTCTAGATCTTCTGGCAATATCAACCTCCATTCCGAATTATCCACGTCATATCTCAATCCAAAATCTTTGTAGGCTTGTATGAATTCCACAATGCTAATGGTAAGAGCATTGCCAAATTCATTGTTGAACACTGGAAATACCCTCACTGCCACTGCTCCTGTAGGCACTATTTGATTAAGAGTGATTGGACCGCTGCCATTGGCCAGATTCCCTTCGCCCCCATTAGTACCATCTGCTAACACCTGTATTATCTGTGCATAGATAAAATATTTGTCACCACTGTTTCTTGGAACACCTAGTTGTATGGTATTGCGTGCATCAAAATAATATCCCGAGCCTGCTGAGAATTTGATGATCGCTCCCTGTTTAAAATATTTCTTGCTGTCTGCAACAAATTGACCCACCTGCAGAATTTTATCTGTGTTGTCATAAAAATATCCAGTAATGCCTGCGTCGTCTAGAGATTTGTTCCATAGCGTGTTTGAGATACCTATGGCATTGTAGGTAGCATAGAAAAGCTGTTGTATTTCTTTGGTAGATGCCAGGGGTTTGACCTGATTGTTAATTACTCTAAAAATGTCATTGGTGGTATTAAAACTAAAATTAAAAGAACTAATAGGATCATCTCTGTACAATATTCCATCTTGACAGAAAATATTGGTAGATGAATACTTGCCGGTGCTGTCGATCACATCAAGATAACGGCTTACACCTGAGCTGGTGCGATTCACTGCTTTGACTTTGAGTACACTGTTGAACAATGTGTAGGGTAGAATGTTGTAATCCTCACCCGTGACCATTCGATCCTGGGTGTAGTATTGTTGGGGAGCTTTTTGTCGCACATCTTCCACTGTTTCACGTGTGGTAGCATTAGTCACTGTGTAGCGCAGGCTGGCACGTATGTTAATAGTTTCTGTACGACCTGTACGGCTAACGTAGTTGATGGGCACCACTATTCCACGCAGTTCGTCAGGTGAAATTTTATAGCTTAGTCCATTACTGACTCTATAGTATAGTCTGAATCGGCCCTGAGGTATGTTGGCAAAAGCACCATCTCCAAATATGAGATCAACCTGATCACCTGCACGGGTATTGATCTGATAGATATTTTTATTGGCTGTCTTGTTGTAGATCACGTTAGTTACACCCACGCTGGGAACTGGAGTCCACAAGGCGTTGAAGCTACCGTTTTTGTCCAAGCTGTACAGATAGATATCTGTGTTATTGATATTGCTTACATTAAGATTGTACACACGATTAGGCAGGCTTTCTTGGAAATTTATATCTATGCTCTGCAAACCACCTTGTTTGAAGAACAAAAAGAAACCAGTGTTGTTGCTGCTGTTGCCCAGATTGTCATTTCTAAACAGCAGATTGAAGCTACTGTTTGGTCTAGGTGCAATTTCGTAAACATAGTTTTGACCAGCAGTGGTAGGACTCACCGCTTCAAAAGATATTTGGCTTCCTTCAATGGCAGCACTGAACGCAAAGGTGGCTGTTAAATTTGGCACCAGATTGATCTGATATTCTTCTGTGTTTATGTTGTTAATTAATTTACTGTTGCTGGGCTTGCCAACTGCTTGATTGGAATTCAGGCTGGCATTGATCACTGCTGTAAACTGCTCAGCCCAATTATCATTGGCTGAATCTGCCCAATTGATCACTAATCCTGCAAGATTGAGACCATTGCTGTCATATAATGTTTCTGTAGTACTGACTGAATCTACTTTTAAAAATCCACTGGCAGGAATATTACGTTTAGGATTGTAGCTGATTAGTCGGGCTAGTTTTAATACACTGTCACGGCGCTGTGCAGTGTCAATGAAGTTTTCACGGGCATTAAGATCACCACGGAATGCCAAGCTCTGACCTAGGAATGCAATTAGATCTATCAGCGCAATAAATTCTGAGCTTTCAACAAAGTCGTTAAAGTCTTCAGGATAGTATAAGCGCAGATAATCAACCATGCTCTTTCGCAAAGTTTCATAGTCATAGCTTTGGAAATCTGCGTTACGGAATGTTTGATACAGCTTAGTCCAGTCCTCGGCAACTAGTAAACTGCTTTGTCTTGTGGTAATAGCCATTGATATTTTCCTGTTATAATGTATTTATCAGGAAAAATAACTGGGTTGTTAATTAAACTGCTGAGAGAGTATTATTCTGATTATCAAACTGTAAATTTAATAAATTAGTCTGATTTGTCTTTAAATAACGCAGTTGTAGTTCTATCTGTATACCTTGATCGTATTCTGTGACCACCACATTGTCAATGGACAGTCTGGGATCATAACTAGCAATAGTTTTTATGTCTGTAACAATCACGCTTTTTAGGTCTTCTGTTAGGGGTTCATGGATAACGTTCCATATGATAGTACCAAAGTCCGGATTCATCAGTTTTTCACCCTTGCGGATGTAGAAATGATTGATCAAATCTTGTTTAACCAATTCAAAGTCTGTGAGGCGGAACTTGCGTGTGCGCCCGATAGTACTAAATCCACGATACATGATAGCCATATAGATATTTATCCTGCTTTAACTGCTGGTACTTGCGGTGCTAGTACTGCTACCGCATACTTGCCTTTTTGGAAATAGCTGCTACCAGTGGTACCAAATGCGTCTGCACCACCCTGACCGTTGCGCCATTTATTAGCACCGCCCGCACCTAGTAGATGACTAGTAGCCAACATACCACCGACTTCTTCTGGAGGCATGTCAGCTGTGACAGCACCATTCTTGACCATAGCAGTATAATTACGTTGCGTGTATTCGACCATGGCTGATTCCTGTACGCTGGGGTTGTTTAACCAAGCACTCTTGTCAGTTACACCATCTTTGCCCGTCCATGAGTTAGGATTATCTAGTTGTGCTAGGCTAGTGACTGATGATTTCACATAACCACCATCTATCAGGGCCTGATAACCAAATTGGTATTTGCCTACATATCCTAGGCTGTTAACTGCTGTGTAGTCGCCACCACTTTCACTCTTGCCTATCTGTGCCAGATATGCTGTCATCTGATCTTTATTGAGATTACCTACCGTGCTGATAGGTTCAGGTTGATTGCGCAGATCTTTAGTACCACCTGGATTCTTAACTTCAGTTCCAGCAATACCCTTGATGGCATCAACTGCACCTGTGTAGGTCGCTTGAGGCGTTATACCTGAGCTGGCATTTTCAGGATTAAAGAATGCCGCTATCTCGCCCCTATCAAATGGTTCGTGTGTGGGTGCCACCGTGACTATCGTGCTCAATTGATTAGGTCTGTTGACCCATAAACCACTGCCACTGTCTCGTGATGTATCTGGTAAATTTTTCAAATTGAATGCATTTACACTAGAAACTATCAAAGTTCCTCCGCTGTTGTTTAGGATCTGTGCGGCTTCTAATGCATAGGTCTGTGCGGCCTTAAGGCTTATCCCTGCGCTGGTTTCTACTTTGAAAGGTCCACCAATCTTAAATTGTGCGGTAGTCTTGACATCTACACTAAGGCTTCCTGTAAGTAAAGTTGTACTAGAGGATTCTGCTTGTATCTTGCCTCCTGCATTGAGATTTATATTATTAGCCGCATTGAGATTGATGCTGTCATCGCTGTGTAAATTTATAGTACCTTGCGATCTCACGCTGAAGTTACCTTGGCTGAATATTTTAATCTGTCCATCGCTGGCTAGTTCGACCCAGCTGGTACCATCTTTATGCGAAATATATAGGGTATTACTGCTGTCATGCATGAGGATCTGATGTCCACCAGCAGTGCGTAATCTAACTAACTGGTTCTGCCCTAGTGTAGCACCATCATCCATGACAAATGTGTGGCCACCTTTGCGACTTTTGATTCTAAAGAAATCTGGAGGCAATGTACCTGTGTTTAGTTTATTGATATAATCATTTTTAGGATTAGCGGGATCCTGTGCATCAAGTGGCCGACCCGGTGTGCTGATACCAAACACGGCACTTGGAGTTTCTCGTTGGCTACTGCTACTTATAGCACCACGTATGGGATCTCTATCCAGGCCTTGTACTTTTAGTATGCCATACTGTTCAGTATGTATGGGTTTACTTAAATTATAGAATGCGGGATTAGTTACATTTTCAGGTAGATTTTCGTTGAACTCTGCGACTGGAACAGGAACTCCTGCTTGGAATCCAGTGCGGTCGGCACCACTAGCTGAATTTAAGTCAACATTAGTACTGCCTGCTAAACCTGGTAACATGTGATGACTGAGATTTGGATTTACACAAGCTAACCAATAACCGCGCAAAGGATCACCAGCAATGAATAGTACTATAATCTGTACACCGATATCAGGTGGTACCATCCACATACCATAGGTATGTGTGACACTTTCAAAAGCATTGGCCTTATCACTGTTGTTAGGATTAGTTGTGTAGCCCATGAAAGGGCTAGCATAGCTGACTGTTCTCCAACTGGTTTGCTCTCGTTCATCACCACCTAGGTCTGGTATATAAACCTGTAGTCGACCACTACGTGTGGGATCAAGATTATTTTTTACTATGCCAATATATGGATAGGGATCAACACGGGCAGCGCCAGCTTCTTCTCTGCGTAGACTTTTTATTACCTTGGTACCTGCTCTTTGATCTATTGCCATTTGCTATTGATTCCTTGTGCTTATTTGCCGGCCTGAGCCTGTGCTAAACCTGATTTCGCCGCTGAAACTTCAGCTAGTCTGCGTGCTCGAGCGACATCTAGATTAGTCTGTTGTTCTGCATTAAGATTTTGAAATTCAGGATCAGTTCTAACTTTATTTTCAAATCTAGCAAGTTCTCTTTCAGCAAACGTAACATTATTTTGGGCTCTTTCTACAGCGGCTTGAGTATAGTTACCATCAAATGTTCTTGTTATTGGATTTCCACTGACATTATCAATTTGGGTAATTTGTATAGTTTGTTTATTATCAACCGCAGTAACAGCTCTGTTAAATTGATCAGTGCCGGGCTCCGCTGGTATTACTAAACCTTTATATTTGTAATTACCACTCGCTGGGTCTTGGGTAACACCATCTGGTAATCGGATTGGTGGAGATGTGTTTTCAGCTGGACCCGGTGGAACTGATTGAGGTTCAGTCGTAACACTGATTGGTTCTTCTGATGCTAGGGCACGTGTTTCTACTAATTCTTGTTCTTCTGCGGTTCTGCTAGACTCAAGAGTGCGATTGTCTGCTTGCTGTTGTTGTGCTGACTGAGCCGTGTCGTCAGATTCCGCAGTAGAGCTCTTGGCAGAATCTGGTGTGTTAAAGGCCGGGCCCAGCGTATTGTTGTCTAAGATGGCTTTTTCACCAGGTACTCGATTTCCTCTTTCGTCGCTGGTAGGCGGTTTGTTATCAGCGTAGTCCAGCTTGTCCTGTCTTGGTAATCTTATCAATTCCAATTCCTGTGTGAACTGACCACTGCGAAACTGATTTTTTACTTTGAGTATCCTGTACAATCCAGAAAACAAACTGGTCTGCATAGGTCCTAAGATGTTTTCATTGGTAAACTGCATCATGCCTGTGGTTTCATCTATGTCTACTGGTGTGCGGAATGTGAGATTCACATAGACTTCACCACCGTCCATCTTGATGCTGCCATCTGGAGTAAGTCTGTCATCAGCGTTGGCTTTGTTTTCAATGACCTGTGAATTTAATTTAGGTGTCCAGAATAGATCGTCCTGTTTGATCAAGCTGGGATCACCAATGATTTTAAGTTTTACATGCAGCATGTCTGCTTGACTCATGTCTAACAGGCTAGCTTCGAGATCTGCCATAGCGACTTGTTCTGCTGTCTGGGCACCACTACCAGTGGTAACCCTGGTATCTGAGACTTGTGGTTTAAAGATCAAGGGCATGATAGCATTAGGATCCTGATTTGACCCTACGTTATTTTTGATAGTGTTTTGGCTTTTTTCACCAGCTGTGGCTAATTGTGCTAGCTTGGCCTGGGCATTCCTATATGTGGTTAGAGCTGTGTAGTAAGTAGTATTGAATGTTATGTCGAGATCTAATATATCATTATTTTTTCCGCTGTAGATATAGTTGTAAGATTTCACTGGTGGTCGTGGATTTTCTGCTTGACCTGCGGTTCCTTGAGGACCAAAAGGAACTTTTAAATTACGCACTTCATATTTCTGTATGGTATAGGTGATTGTTCTTGAAAAGACCTTCCTGATATTATCAAACTCGTTTAGTTTTATCGAAGGAATTATCTTCCACCAATAAAATGGCTGATTTTTGTTTTTTTCAATCGCGGCCCTAATTGTTTTTTCATCTGCTCCGTCTTCTGGTATGATCAAATCTTTTGCAGCCCAGGCGCTGTTGCGTATCACATAATTGATCACTTGATCTATATAAGTGCCCGGATTGATCTGGAATAATCTAGAATCAAGGCTGTATGAACTAGTATTAAGTCCTAGATCACCTTTTTTCGTAGCGTTGTCTTTGGCCAATCCAGAACCGCTGTTTATGATCACCATGCCTGCGTTTTTAGGAGTTGAAAAATTTCCAGTGACAAATAAACTGTTGGCTATCTCTGGGTCAACAAAATTAAAAATATATTTGTCAGCATGTTCTATCTTGCCGTCATTCTCCAAAGATTTTTGATGTTGATTAAGCGCACTACCAAAGCTGTTAAATAGGCCTAATTCACGCTTGGTCTTGATGCTG